CATCTACGGGTAAGTAACTACAGTTGTAGCCTGCAGTGTTGTCACGATCTAGCGCTGGGCCTGCTGTCATCATAGCTCTCATAGATGGCATGATGTCTTGGTTGAGAATGGCCTGCTCAATATCTTTGATTGTGCTATCTTCTACAGTAACTGCAGGGCGTACTACATTGTCGATGTAACGTGCTACTGTTTCACCATACGATTCACGCCCCTTGTTATCAAAGTACTTGGCATAACGAGACTTGTGAATGAATGCTTGATAGTCTGTTGATAGTTGGTTGCTCATTATCGTGTATCTCCTGACCCTTTAAGGGTTCCTCTAGCTTTGCGGTCCTGTAGCTTCTCTAGGTTTGCTTTAGCTATATCTCCCAAGTCTACGTTAAGGTCTCGACACAGGGCTGCTATGTACCACAAGCAGTCCCCTATCTCCCCTTTAAGTGCAGCCTTGTCCAGCTTACCATCACGTATGATCTTCTTGACTTTGTTGGCTACCTCCCCTGCCTCACCAGCTAAGCCCAGCGCAGGGTAAGTGATAGCATGTTGTGTAGGGTAGATAGCAGTACTAGAAGCTGCCCTTTGATATGAGGATAGCGTCATGTCTTTATACGTAGTAGTATCCTTATAGTAACCCCAAGCTTCTAAGTCTGTCTCGTTAATCATAACCTCTCCTTCACCATTAAGTTGTCTACCCTAACGTCATCAACGTCATAGAACATATCTTTAATCAAGTCATATACATCTTCTGCATGTGCTTCGTCTAGTGAGGATAAGAAGTTAGCCTCCCTATCTACAGCTAACACAAGAGTTACACTGAACTTCTTATCCATCAAGTCCCTACCTTAAGTTTAATACGCTTGGTCTTAACTGCCTTACCCTTCTCTTTAAGCCAGTCAGGGGGTATTACCCTATGTGAATATAGAAATCCATTCTTCTCACACCACATTGCGTATGTCGTTTTAGATCCTTTGTATAACTTAGCCTTGGCGTTACTAAACACTAGTCTAATGTCTAACTCTGGGTGTTGCTCCCTTACAGCTAAGTGCTTACGCCTGTCCTCATTATCAAAGATACCCTTTGTCTCAACTATGATACCGTTGTCTAAGATAAAGTCTGGAGTATAAGTCCTGTACCTGAGATCCTTCCACTCAATCTTAAGATCCTCATACCTGAAGTTCTTTTTGTTTTGCTTCAGGAACTCAGCTACAACTCTCTCTAATCCACTACGGTATCGGTTAGCATTATGCTTCCGTACTACCAAGTTCATCTCCTATAAATACGTAGTCTACGATAGGCTTCTCTTTAGCAGTAGAGACACGGGATGGTATGGACTGTAGGTCAGGCCAACACTTATGCTTGTAAGCACAGAACCCACACGACACACCAAGCTTCAAGTTACCTGATGCTTTCTTGCGGTATGTCTCAGGGATAGCCTCAAAGCAACGCTCGAAAGGTTTGTCCTCTTTGATGTAAGACACAGTATCTTCGATCTTGTTTAACTCCTGATCGACATCTACAGATGATGCATCTACATACTTGAACTGACCGTTAGCTTTGTTGATTACCCACCAGCCACCAACACCTTTGTCAGCTGCAGTAGCATAGCCTACCAGCTGGCTTACATAACCAAAGGCATCACCCTTAGCTAGGGTCTCAAAGTCTGAGAACTTATGCATGTAAGACCAAGGTGAGGCAGACTTAACGTCATCAACCTTATCGTCCAGTATCATATCGAACTCACCGTTAATCTCTGTACCGTCAGACAGGGTGAGTACAACCTTCTCATTGTCAGTAAAGTCTACAGCAGCAGCCCGAAGTAACCCTTTGAATACCGCCTCTACAATATCACCTAAGATCATGTTCATTAGGAAGTGTGGAGGGAATGGTATCTTATCTTCTGGGTCATTCTTTTCGTACCAGAGCTGGCACTTAGGACGCCCGAGGTTGGACATCCTAAGCTTGAACTCATCACGAGGGCCGCTGCTGAACTGCTTACGCACAGCATCCGCTACGTCTTCACCTACCTTAGAGATTATAGACTCATCTACTGTAGACTCACCAGCAAGTGCTTTCTGTAGGAATGTGTGTAGTGCTAGTTCAGCAACGTGATCCATTAGTCAGCCACCTCTACGTCAATGATGTCGTTGATGACAGACTCCTCATTAGCAGACATGCCAGAGCTACCGCTCTTCTCGTTATGCGTGTCGTTAATGTAGTTGTTCATGCCGCTGATCCACTCCATAAACCCATCAAGGATGTCCTTGTCTGCCTCAACTAAGTCTACCTTGTCAGCCAGGGTGATGTCGAAGGTAGCGTACTCACTACCGTTAGGCATACTGTGCATCTCTGCACCCATGTTAAGGAAGTACTGTAGAGGTAGAGAGTTCTTACGATCAATAGACTTCATAATGTCATCTACTGCCGTGATACTACCCCGGCTCTTTACGTCCAACACAAAGGGGATCTCTTGCTCTGTGATAGATGCATCCTCAATAGGATTACCCTGCTCATCAGTAGCACCCTGCATTACTACAGTACCGAACACAACCTTGGTACGCTTAGTATTGCGCATCAACTCTTGTGTAGCCTTAGGTAAAGACTTGAAGTCTTCAACGTAACCAGATGGACGCCCCGCATTGAAGCCCCCGGTGTTGTCCTTAAGGTCTCCCGTCAGGTTGTTAACGAGTACCGTCTTGACCATAGTGGTTTCATCAGAGTCCCAACGTGTCCACTGCATACGCTGGGCATAGATGCGGATCTTAGGTGAGACAGCATATGCTACCTTATCGTCCGACTGTAAGAGTTTGTATGCACCAGCTGGTACTACGTCTACTCGAATCGCCTTGCCGTTGATCTCCATGTCACCCTTCAATGGGCTATGGATCTGACTGAACCGTGCAAGCATGGATCGCTTACCACTAGAGTTCTTGGATAGCCCCATCATCTCAGCGATAGAACGTCCGTCAGTTGTTAGTGTTACTTCTGTGTTAGTCATTGTACAAGAACCTTTCTGTGTACGGGTTAAAGAGATTTAGTTATAGCACTATACGTCTACTGTGTCAAGCCAATTCGGTCCGATCTTAGCTTCTAATAGTAGAGGTACATTCATCTCGACATCATAGGCCTCAGCAATGATACGAGTTAGGTCTTCATTCATACTGTGTATGATAGCAATCACATAGTCCTTCTCCTTTGGGTGTATGTCTATAACTGCAGAGTCATGTACAGTATTGACCAAGCATGACTGCAAAGGCTTGAGCCTCTCCTCTAACTCCATCAGCACCACGGGTACTACGTCACCTGTAGCGAAGCCCTGCACTGGATAGTTCTTGATGTTAGTCATGTGGCTTATACTGCCATTCTCTCTGCGATGTACATCAGGGAAAGCATACTGCCTACCACTCACGTTAGTAATCTTTAGTAGGTTAACCGCCTCCTTGCCTAGCTTCTTGTGCCACTTAGCTACGCCCTGATACTTCTCATTGAAGTGAGCATAGTACGCAGCCACAGGCTTGCTTCTACCATAACCTGTAGCGCCGAAGAGGGGTGCAAACGTGTGTTCCTTTGCTTCCTGTCTAGTCGTAGGCTCACCCGCATCAGTGATAACCTGAGCCGTGTAACTGTGTACGTCAAACCCTGTGTCGATCTCCTTCATAGCAGTCTCATCCTGAGCAAGGAACGCAGCAGTGCGGAACTCAAGCTGAGCAAAGTCTGCCTCGCAAACGTAGCCGCCATCCCAGCGTGAAACAAACACTTTCTTAACGGGGAAGGTGTTGCCTCGTGGCATGTTCTGCATGTTAGGGTTACGCCCACTGAACCTACCAGTAGTCGTAGTAGTTTGAGATAGGTCAACGTGCAGCATACCGTCTGGCTTAGTGAACAAATCAATGCCATCTACAAAGTTAGACAGGTAGCTACCCACAGCGTTGTACCTACGGTAGTCAGTTAGAAACTCTATTGCATCATACATAGCCTTACTCTTAGCTGTAGCAATGAGTATCTCTAGGTTACTCTTAGACGTAGAGAAACCATTAGCACTTACCCAATCCTTGTTAGGTGCAGAGAAGCTAAGCCCTGCTACTTGGTTCAGCTGCTTCAAGCGATAGCCTCTGGCATCACAGTCCTTACACTTGTTAGGTCTTGCATACTTAGTGCCATCCTTCTTGATGCGATACGTCTTACCTGTACCCTCACAAGTCTCACACGTATAGGCTTGCGTCTTGAAGATACGATCAGTGTTAGCTGTCACGGTAGACTTGTACTCATCCTTAGTATCAACGTGATCGAATAGCTCCACCCATTCCTTCTTAGTCTTAGGTTTCTTACTGTAGATCACGTTGGACATCTGCTCTGGTGAGTTGATATTGATAGGCGTATCACCCATAATCTTACGCACGTGCATGTTGAGGCGTGTCTCTAGCTGTACCTTCTCATCCTCAAACTCTTTACGTACCTCATCCAGTGCAGTACGATCCACCTTGAAGCCACGCTGATACATCTTACACAGGGTAACTGCAACCTTCATGCTTATGTCTCGCACCTTTAGCATTGACTGGCTCTCAGGCTTAGCGAAGTCTTCCTCTTGTGCAAGGTACAACTCACGTGTGACATTTAAGTCACACTTTAGGTAGCCCTGTAGTTCAGCTAGAGGTATCTCATCTGTGTTGTATCCTTTCTTGTAGTAATCCTTAAGTACGTCAGTCTTACGAGATGGTAGGTCACGTACCTCAGCGCAATACCCTAAGCCTATACCTCGCTTAACACCACGTAGCAGTAGGTACTCACCAATAAGTGTGTCATATATGTCACCATCATAAGTAAAGCCTGCTTCCCACAACCACGGTAGGTCATGCCTTGCATTGTGTACAATCAAAAGAGAAGTCTCATCCAGTACAGCCTGTAGTACAAACGCAGCCCCACCGCCTGTGTCCTTCCTCTCCTTATGATCGAAGGTAAGTATGTGCTCCTCATCAGTCTTGTCTACATTGAGAGTACCCACTTGAACCAAGAAGTTACCTGGCTCCCAAGGGTCCATAAGGTTCTTACCCTCTCGTTTAGTAGTGTTGTTCTCTACGTCTAATACTGTTCTCATCATCTCTCCTAAGCTGTGTACTGTGCTATGTCGCCATCCAGTTCACAAGTAATACGTCCATGCCACCCACCATCTAGCTTGTTCTTAGCTATAGTTAAGTAGCGTGTCAAGTCTTCTTCTTCATCTACACCCTCGACTTGGCGGTTCTTAGAGATCAGTACCATCAGGTCTGCCTCTGCTGCCTTGCCTGTCTTACTGCCCTCCATCATAGACATGTTAGGTTGTACTACACCCTCAGCATCAGCACTAAGTTGTGACATCCATATCACTGCACAGTTGTATATCTTAGCGATGTTACGTGCATGTATAGCTGCATCCTTTAGATACACATCCGACTTGTCAGAGGTACGGCTAGCGAACTTGTCACCCATGTCTAGTACTACGATGTCAGGCTTGTATCCTTTAACTACAGCCTCAACCCATGCCATGTCCTTACCTGTGCTATCCTTTAGTTCTATCTGTTGCTTGACCTTAGTGTAACGAGACAGGGCCAGTGCTTTGTTCTCAGTGATCTGCTTTATAGTCATGCCTGATGAAGCTTGTACATAACGTGCAGCCACACGTACATACTTCTCTTCGTTAGTCAGGATCAAACACTTAGCACCCTGATGAGCAAAGCCACCGGGAGATGCAATGAGTGACGCATGGAAGGTAGTCTTACCTGTGTTAGGACGAGCGCCTACTATAACTAAGTGACCACCACTGATACCCTCGACACGCTCACGTAGACTAGGGATGTTCATCTTCCATTGTGTCTCTATCTGGATACCCTCAAGGATAGTGTCTAACTCAATGTCCTCGAACTGGATGTTGAGGTTAGGGGTGAAGTCATCCTTGTAGTCCTCGACTAACTTGCGTAACTTCTCTAGGTTGTTCTCCTCTCCGTTAACATAGTTAAAGCCTAAGTTAGTTACCAACTCACCCACGTGTTGCTGGAACAAGCGAGACAGTACCTCAGTAGCAATCTCCTCGTGCATAGGAGACTCACCTTGTATCCTCTTGAATAGGTGAGCGTATGCTTCCTTGTTAGCAGTAGTCATAGTACGGTTAGCTGTGAAGAACAACGCCTCTAGTTCAGAGGGTGTGATGCTCTTGTCGTACAACACCATAGCCTGATCCAGAGCCTGCTTAATCTTACGCATGTCCTTGGTGAACAGTGCATCAGGGCAACGCATACCCTTGTGATTATCGTAGAACTCTTTGTCCATTAGGTTACGTAGTAATGCAGTCTCTGTCATATTAATCGTCCTCTCTTGATCCGTAACGGAGCATCTCGTATATAGATACGATAGCTGCCAAGGGCCAACCCAATGAGAACCATATGTGTGCGTTAGGTCTTTCGGGGTCAGCTGGATCTGTTACGTTAAGCATAAGGATAGCACCCAATGCATACATAGTTGCTGCTCCATATAAGTACTCTATCATCGTGTGTCCTTTATAGGCTCTAGTCTCCACATACCTTCAGTCTGATCTAGTGAGGTAATTAAGTCTAGTAATTGTTGATACGATATTACGATAAGCTGATAGCTCTTGTATGATTCGTCATACTGCCTGAGGTATACCGTACCCTCATCAGCAAGCACCACCTCCAAGTCCTCATACTCATCATGCTCATCCATACTAGTAACGATAGCAATGTCATGCTCAAACTCAACGCTGTACATCTGGCTGCTCTGCTACAAGAATGTTGACGTGTGCTACGTTACCCTCAACACGGGTGATAACGTAATCAAGCCCCGCCTTGGTGAGTAACAATCTTAGTTGACCTATAGGTATCATAGCTTATCCTTTCCATCTAGTTGTATCAGACGATCCAAGTACCACTGTGACTTCAACAAGTCTTCCTGCTTGTTCTTGTATCGCCAGCGGTGTAGGTACTTAGCTATGTTACCACGCAGGTATCCTATGTATTCCTCTTTGGTTAGGAAGTCTTGGATGTAGTCAATACATTCTATCTTACCCTTACCATAATGCGCTGGGCTATTCACATTATCTGCTGTGTGTTCTGCCATCACGCTCTCCTTAAATGTTTCTTCTTCTGCTATTAACTTCTTCCACTGACTGTTTATCATTACTCTTCCTCCAGACAGAAGCTACACCATGTGTATCTACTTGCATTACCACAACTGA